TATTTGAATTTCTTACAACTAAATCAGACTGCATTGATCTAAAAAATAGTTACATCCGTGGTTTTATTGAATCCAAACTTGTTGACGAAACTAAGGAATTAAATCCAATGCCGGAATCGGTAAAACTCCTTAATTCTTACTTAACAGTTATAGGAGTTGATCACAAATGAGTATTTTTGACACACCCATGTGGAGTCCGGGAACATCAACAGTTTCAACATCTTCAATATTTCCATATAATTGGGAAAATGAACATGAAATTAAACCCAAGAGAAAGATAGTTAGAAAGAAAAAAGTTGAAGAGGAAGAAATAAAACAAATGCCGTCAGATCTAATTTTATTTGATCCGAAGGATTTGATACTATGAGTAATTATAATAAAAAAATAGAAAACTTATGGGGGAAAATAAATGACAGAATGTTTACCAGATATTCAATGCTCAATACCGGATATTAAAATCCCCATTATGCAAGTAGGTGTTGAAAATATTGAAGTCCCTTTCAAATTGGAATCTAAGTATGGCGGGTATCATCAGATGATTGCAAACGTATCTCTGAGAACCAACTTGGATAAAGATACGAAAGGGATTTCAATGTCAAGATTGCTTCTAACTTTGAAGCCATATCTTGACTTACCATTAAAGCATACATTGATCAAACAAATACTTGAAGATGTACGAAAAAATGTTGAGAGCGATGCTGCATTTATGAAGTTTGAATTTCGAATGCCGATAATACGAAAGTCTATAAAATCGGATAATGAGTTTCCTATCTACTATAAATGCAAATTTGAAGGACAGCTATTTAAATCTCCCGTATTCGTTGAACAGGGAGTATTTACAATTACAGATCATTTCAGATTCTATCAAGGCGTTATAATCCAATATGCTTCATACTGCCCTTGTTCAGCAGAGTTGTGTGGCCATTTAAATGAAAATGAGTCAAAGGGATATCCACACAATCAAAGATCGTATGCTGACATTCTTATAGAAGTTATTGACCCTCATTATTTATGGTTAGAGGATATTATCGACGCTGTTGAAGAACAGTTGATAACTATTCCATATCCAATAATCAAAAGACTAGATGAACAAGAGATAGCAAAGGTAGCTGCTGAAAATCCGATGTTTGTTGAAGATTCGATCAGAAAAATATCACAATGTTTGAATGATCGTGAAGATGTTTTTGATTGGATTGTTAAGTGTTCTCATGAAGAATCAATACATACATCTGAAGCAATTGCAGTTAATTGGAAAGGTCGCCCGGGTGGATTTAATGGGAGAAGATATCTATGATTAATGTATGCATTTCATATGGTTTTGGGGAAGGCAATAGATTTCAACAAGAAACTATTCCAGATAAAATTCAATTAGCAATATACAAGTACGATATTTTTATGGAGCTTAAAGATGATGCTGTTAAAGCTCTTAAAAAACATGGTACTGATGTTAAAGTAGTTCACCTTCCAGAGGATACTTTAAGACAAAGTTTAGACAATATAGATAAACTGATAGAGATTTGTATTTATGAAATAGGATGTCGAAGGTTTGTTATACATCCAAACAAAAATATCTTTCAGTTTATTGACCACTTTATAGAAAGATGGGGGTATTCCGATATGGCAAAACTTTTAGTTGAAACCTTTGGTTGGAGAACTAAAAAACAGCTAAGAGGACCATTGGATATTTTGCAAGTTTGTATTGAAAATCCAGAATTAGCAATGGTTATTGATACAAGTCATATCGAAACATTGTGGTTTGATCATAGGATTATGCCTACGTTATTGAAATATACCCCAGTAATTCATTTATCAAATAGAGCAAAAGGGTTCGGTTCACATATGCCGTTTAATTCAGCAAATGGTGAACTGAAACTGGTGGGATTTGTCAGAGATCTAAAACATAGATATAATTGGAATGGAGATTTAGTTCTGGAATATATGTCTGAATATAAGGAGAAGCTTATGAAAAATAAACTGTACATAGAGAGGTTATTGGCATGAACAGAGGCCATACAATTGCTCTTTACGAGAAAGAGAGACAATATGAAGAAGAGGTTTTTGGAAACTATTCACAGATCAAAAGTTTAAGTTTCCCCAGTTTTCTTGCTTTTTTAAGAGTATATATTGATAAAGCAGAGAAGGCATATGCCGGAAAATGGGAAAAAGAGTTACCACCGTGGTTGAAAACCTGCGCTGAATTTGAAACTGAAGCAAAGGGAACCGCACCAGTAAAGGCGTACGAAGAGGTTATCAAAATCATGGCTCTTGCAGGAGCTGCATTAGAAACTTACACAATTATTGACGCCAGTAAATGGAGAGAAAATCCGAACACGGATGCAGAAAAGTGGAAAGATTAAAAACTAAAAGGAGAGATGAAAAACAATGAATGAAAACCTATCCGAAATGGTAAAAGATGCAACAACCGAACCAAACCCAGCTATATTCTCTGAGGCCGATCTCGATTTGCCAACTGATGATATTCAAGAGGTAGCAACTGTTGAGGCAAGCCCAGCGATTCCCATTACATCGTTATCAAGCTGGTTTGAGGAAAATGCTTCACGGTTTAGTAACATCAACCAGGTTAAAGTTGCAATTCGTGGTGTTGATGCAGCTAAGACATTAATCATGGCAGTAGCAGATGATTCAGAAGAAGCTGATGGTGAAGGTAACGAGAAAAGAAATCTGCGGGTATATGAGAATGCTGATACCCATCCAGTTCTTGATCTTACTCCGGAAACCATGGATGTTTATAGCAACGGTTTCAGAATTCTGTATAATTATGGAGAAGGCGTATCTATCAAATGTTATGGAATTCGAACCGGTCTCATTGCTGTATTCTGTAATGTAATTGAAGGAAGCATGATTCCATATGCAATTACACGAGTTAAAAGAAAAGACGATGAGATTGAAGTTGTATCAAGAGATGCCGCAGAAGTGTCAGCAAAACTAGCTGCCGCAGTTGATGGAGAATCTTTACAACTGAGATATAAACAATCAGCGAAAGCTGTTGCTGATTTCACAACGAATAAAAGTGCTATTGACTGGTTATTGGCTCGACAAGTTGAGATTACAGATATTAATCATCATCTTCAGATCGACAACATTATCATCGACACTTTAGCGTAAGGTAATAAAGGACTTGGGCGGGTAACATGCGGAGAAGAAATCAAAACATCAGAGCCGATACCAGTTGGTGCGACCGACTCTCATTTATGAGATGGAGCTTAAACCTCACTGGCCAATTCGGACTAAAATATAAATTTTCTCTCCCGGTCCCGCCCATTTCACTTATATGAAACTAAATGAAAATGTAAAACTAGTCCTAAAAGACGTTTATCTATATGACATTGAAGCGTGTCATTATACTATAATGGAGAAGCTTGGGTTGGATGTGAGCACATTAGATAGAAATGATAAGTCTCAAAGAAATATTGAAATTGGAAAAATGATGAGAAAGAATCCTCAACTAACTTCTCTATTACGAAATACAACCAAAACAATTATTGACGAATATTTAATGAAAAATAATGTCACTGAAGATGACATTTTGATCAGACAATACGATGGTATTTTAACGACCAAAATTCTTAGAGTTACAAACATCCAACATATTCCATTTGAAATGAGAAAAAGATATTTAACTTTTATCATATCAATTGATAGAGGAAAATATATTGCTCAGCAAGCAATGGACGGCGGAATAACAATAAAAGGTATACCATTTCGTTATCCTCAAATGGATTTGATCTATAGAAAAATATGTGGAATTAATTTTGCAAATAAGAGTCGAATATTTATCCAGCTACAAAAAATAAAAGACGATTTTTTAAATTCTAACAACCCATACTTATTTGGAGTCCCGACTAAAAAAGGATTCAATGTTTATTTGAAAGGGTATGGTGAACTTGAAGTAACTGAGAGCACAGTCAAGTTAATGGATACGGATGATATTGACAAAGAAAGATACTTCAAGTTTTATATCGAACCGTTTACAAAAAGCATAACAGTAGAGTTTGTATAAGGAGAAATATGGAAGAGCAAATATTAAACATCGCAGGAGGAAAGATTCCACCTCTTGATATAGAAAAACCCTATTTCATTGTTAATGTGGATACAATGTACTATCGTAATGAAGATCCGGCATGGGTGGAAGAGCAATGGTCAGATTGGAGAAGATCCTCTACAAAATATACACAAATCATGAATGTAAAATCGGATGTATTTGAGTTTATGGAACGAACTTATATGACATTTGATAGAATTTGTATCTATAGATTTCTTGAACACGTATCATTTACGAATCTCTTGTATTTCATTTATTTGGTATCGACTGTTACAGAGAAAGATGATATTGTTGATATTATCGTACCAAACTATCAGACTCTTGCAAAACTACTTCTTAATGAATCTGTATTGAATCCAACTTTTGAAAGAGATAATATTTTGTTGACAACAGAGCTTTTAAATGAACCATCATGCCCACACGCATCCATTTGGACCCCAGATAGAGCTTTTCACTTTTGGGAAATGGAGGGAAGGTTTAAAATTGAAGAGGTGTTCCCTAAGTTTAACTTTGATGGGCGGGATATTTATATGAGGTTTAAAGCAAGAAGGAGGTAAAAAGTGACACCATTTAGTGAACGTGCAGCTCAAATGGGTCTTGATGTAAGTGGCGCTTTTAAAGGGTTGTTTACTTATCAAGACCGGTATTGCGAATTAGCGTATAGACAACTATCACCTCAAGCAACTTACGGTGATGGAGAAAATCCAGATCATCCAACTGATATTATGGTATCTCCGCTACTTGCAATCTATACAAAAGGACCAGATGCTTTAGGTTATCAGTATTGTGGTTACGTATCAAATATGTATAAATTTGTTGGGAATGATGCTCTAAATGAAAGAATAAGATCTTCAGTAATAGCAGTCGGGTTACCTGTCCTTAGAGAAGCAGCATTATTTTCATTGGATTACACTCGAATGAGAAATGAAATTGTCATTCATAGCAGTAAACAGGCAATAGAAGGTGGGGATGTTATGCCTGTTATGATTGTCAATAATAGTTACAATGGTACAAGAGCAGCTTCTTTAGCTTTTGGTATTGCAACTTCATATGGAGATGAAAGACTTACTTTCTCATTCAGTCTTGGTGAAATTAGACAGGTTCATATCGAAACAGCTACCACAAGTCTTGCTACCGCAGTATCAACATATATGGAAGTATTCTCAGGAGACATACTTGATATGATATCCGGAAGCTTTCAAAAGCAAGTTGGGGAAGACGAAATGATGACTCTACTTGAACTCCTTAACGAAACATTCGGAAAAAGAAGAGCTGAAAGAATCTCTGAGTTAATAGGGGATGTTAAAGGAACACAACAAAAACCAACTGCCTGGCAAGTCTTTTTAGCAATTATTAGATATACGAGTTTTGAACCAAACTTGAATATCAAACGGATGATGGAAAATATTGCAGAAAGCGTTCTTATCATACCAGCCCGTATGCATGGAGTTTTGAAACGATTAGAAGTTGATTAGTTTGCGTCTGTAAATGCCAACGATCGTGATCGATCCATGACGCAAGAGAGTGGGGGAGTTCTGGCTGTCTTCCCCACTCATTTTTTTGCGCAAAAAAAATGGAACAAACTATAAAAAAAGAGGATATCAATCTAATGCCAGAAGAATTTAAATCGCCTGTTGAAGGTGCTAAATTTATACCTGCAGAAACTTATGAAATAAGAGTAGCAATAGGGGAACTCGACTATACGTCAGATTTAATATCAGCAAATTTTAAATCATCATTGAGTACCGGATATCAGACTATGAATCTCGCGTTTGAATTAGATCCGACTGATGTTATTCTCTATGAGCTATATGGTGGTCAAGAGATAAAAGTGGCCATTATTCTAAAAAGAGAAACTGCCGAAATGGGTCAAAGGATCGATTTAGATTTAATTCTTATAACATCTAATTTTCTACTAAATGAAAAACAAACAGAGGCAAGCACTAAACAAAAAGATAGAGGAATACTCTCAGTAAGAACTGTTGTCCGCCCAGCGTATCAAATAATTAATAGTTTAGTTAATGCAGTTTTTATCGGTAAAGATCTCAATTCAATAATTACTTCATTGGCAACTTCTGTTGGCGCCAAAAAACTTGTTTTTGATTCAGATGGAAGAAACAATTCTCCTATTGATCAAGTATGTATTCCTCCGACTACCTTCTATAAAATTATTAAAGAATATGATAGAAATAATCCAGAAGTATTTGATGGTTTTCTTGATCAAAGGTTTGGATTGTTTGATGGAGTTCCTGGAGTGTTTTGCCAATTCGATAAAACAGTCTATATAAAAAATTTAACTTCTAAGATGAATAAAAGTCCTGTCTTTACAATCTATCAAATGGCCACAGATACTGAAGTGAAAAGAATGGAAGAAATTATTAAGAAATCAACTGATGGGAAAACATTCTATACTTACGATACAATCCATACGGACTATTCTGCTAATGCTAAATTTGCTTCTTTGGGATCAAATATAAATCATGTTATTAAACCAAAAGATACATTATCAGCAATTTTTAATCAAAATTTAGAAACTGTTGCTGGAACATATGGATTGATATATCAAAATAAAAAGATATTCAAAAATTCTGCGATTGATCGTAAAAAATATTACAATGAAGATACAGGAAATGAAACTGAGCAAACTATTTTTAATTCACGATTTGCGAGGCAGGTGGCAGATCTATCTACAATATCTATAAATTTAGAGCGAAACTTACCAGTGCTTGACTTAATTCAAGTGGGGGAGTGTGTTGATTTTAAACCACTTATAGTTGATTATCTGAATTTATCAGGAAAGTATATCCTTTGGAGTGTGGATATAATGTTTACAAGACCAAGTACATGGGAAACTGTTGCATCGATAAATTTAATCAGAACTAATAAAATATCTGGCCAAGAAGTAAAATCATACCAGCAAGCTACTGCTGATCCGATTACATTAAACGAAATTGATAAAGGGCAAACTTTAAATACAGCTTTAGCATCTCCTGCAGCACCTGCTAAGAAAGATGTAAACTGGGGGCATGTAGAAAGATTAACTAATCAAATCAACAAACTTCAAAAATATATAAATAAAAATTGTGGTGGCGTAATTGAAACATTAAGTTTATCTGTTAGGACCACTTGTCGTTTGTGGGGAAATGATCTAGATGCTGCTAAAGTTGCCCGAGCAACAGAAATGGGAACAACTCAATCTGATGCTGAAGCAATTCTTGAGGAACGGAAAAAAGCTAGAGTCAATAATCTAATAGATTCAATAAAGGTTGCAGAAAACAAACAACCTAATGTTAAACCATTTCAGGAAAAATCAAAAGAAGAAATTGGTAAGATATCTAAAAATCAACAAACAATAGATAAAATACAAAATAAACTTTCACAGTGTGAAATACAACCAAACTCAAGAGGGTGTTCCAAACTTCAAATAGCAGTAATGAAAGAAAAACTTCATCAATTAATAGCAGAAGAAAGGGGTCGATAACTATTTTTTAGAACAAAAATTAAAGGAGTAGTTTATGGAAGAAGTTATCGTTACAAAAGATGATGAAATACAAGTTATAGCTGACGAGTATGTTTCCGAATATTTGAAATGTAAAAACGCTTTTGAATATTTCTGTGAAAACTACATCTTAATTGAAGTACCGGGGCAGGATACTCTTTTAAAACCATATAAAAAACAAAAAGAGTTAATACATCTAGTTGAAGAAAAACGTTATGTCTTGGTATTAAAAAGCCGTCAGATAGGTATTTCTACGATTATTCAGGCATACGCCGCCTGGTTAGCAGTCTTTTTCGATAACGCAGTAATTGGTATTATTTCTAAGGATGGAAAAGAAGCTACCGACTTTGCAAGAGCAATTAGAGGAATGGTTGAAAAACTGCCTGACTGGATGAAACCTCCAAAAGGTCCTCTCGGAAAAGGTTTTGCAAAAAGAACAGAGCAATCATTCATTCTTACAAATGGAAGCAAAGTATATGCTTCGCCTGTTAATCCAAATGCTCCTGATAAAACGCTTCGTGGTAAAGCAATAACATTTTTAGTAATCGACGAAGCAGCATTCGTTCATCATGTTGATACAGCTTGGACTTCAATGGTTCCTGCTTTATCAACAAATCAGATGCAAGCCAAAAAAGCTGGAGTACCATTTGGAACAGTTGTACTTTCAACTCCAAATAAAACAATGGGAGTTGGTCAATGGTATTTTAATAGATATACAAAATCTATTTCTAGAGATGATATTTTTGAACCATTTGTAATTCATTGGAAAATGATTCCTGAACTTGCCGATGATCCTGATTGGTATAAAACTCAGTGTAGATTGTTTGATAATGATCAAAGAAAGATTGCACAGGAACTCGAGTTAAAATTTTTACCATCAGAAGGATCATTCTTTGAAAGTGATACTGTAGAAAAAGTTCAAAACGCAGTTAAAATACCAATGGAAAAAATGAGGATCTTTAATGGAGAACTTTGGAAATTTTCCAATACATTACCTAATAGATATTATATAATGGGAGTTGATACTGCACCCGAACACGGAGAAGATAAATCTGCCATTACCGTTTGGGATTATGAAACTATGGAGCAGGTTGCTGAATATCAAGGAAAATGCAAAGTTTTGGATTTTGTAAAAGTTGTAAAAGTTTTAGCATCACAATATCCGGGTTTAATTATTGTTGAATCAAACTCATATGGAAACCAAGTAGTTGAGCAATTATATGCTAGTGAATTTTCGACTATGATATATAAAGAAAAACGAGGGCAACAAACATTGTTACCCGGTTTAGCAACAACTTCAAAAACAAGACCATTAATGATTGATGCTCTATATTCATATATTACTCAGTTCCCGGAAATTATAAAATCAGAAAGACTTGCCCTTGAAATAGCCGGATTAGTGTCAAAACCAAATGGGCGAGTTGAAGCAGATATTGGATGTCATGATGACTTAGTACTTGCTTCATCTTGTGTTATGTATGTTAGAAAATATGATCCGCCAATGTTAGTTGGTACTGCAGAGTTCTCTTCAATTCAATCTGAAATTACAGAAGCTTTGAAGAAAAACCTTTCTGTGACAGGAGAACTGACCAATGAATCCATAATGAGAACTGTTAAAGATAATATTAAAGACATGGGGGGTTTTATAGATACTTTAACTATGTTTGAAAGAAGATAAGGAGACAAAATAATGTCTGAGTTAGATCTATTGTTAGAAGATTTTGTATGGGGAGAGGATCAATTAAACGAAGTGTTTGCTTCTCCGTTTGGTCTAAAACCTGTTGTAAAAATTGATGGAGCGCCGTTATACGGATCAGATAGCTTAAATGAAAGTTATCTTAAAGCAATAGAAAAATCTGGTCGTACAAGTCCAGCCGCTTTAAAATTTAGAGGACTAGTTGAAAAGAAACGAATAGTTCCTTGTTTTTTAACTAAAGGTGTTCTTCAGTTTGTTGCATGGAAAGTATTCGCCCCAGTCCATATGCAATCTATTATGGGATTTTATGATCCAACAAAAACAAAAAGAGTTTATATTCTAATTCAAAACAATTCTAATATTTTCTCTTTTGTATCTAATGATTTTTTAGCAAGGTTGACAATTCATGAACTAATGCATATGTTGGCAGATCTGAAGACAAGTCTATTTATGAATATGTTTAGTAGTGAGCTGGCGGCATATTATAAAACTTTTTTTCAGATGGTTTTCTCAATTAATGATTTAGATACTGGAAGAGTTGATAGAATCTTAAAGTTCATATTTATGGATATTGAAAGAAGATCCGAAAAATTAACCAATGGTACATTAAATAAATATTCTGATCTTTTGAAAAAAGAACTTTCAGAAGTATCGTCTCTAACACCACTTAAATTTGATGAGATGTTACTAGATTACTTTACAATTATAAAACTTTATCTAACAAATGTTGCTAAATTTTTTGCATCTCGTGATAAGTTTAAACATATTTTAATACCTCTTTATTTATCATATAGAAATACATTTAATATGAAAAACTTAACCACAGTATGTATTCAAGAACTCATATTTCCATCAGAAGTTATTTGTATTCTGTCGGAAGATATGAGATATGGAAAGAAAGCTTTAATAGGAGCTGGAAAGCTCTAAGGAGATTTAATCTATGCCTGACCCTAAATTGCCACGAGGTACTGATTTACTGATGAAACAGTCTCAAGAAACTACCTCAGATAGAGCAAAGAGGATAAACTCACTACATACACACGTCGATAAAGTTATAACCGCCCGAAATCGAGAAAACTTACAACTTTCAAAAGAGACGGATTCGTTGGGGCATCAGAGAGAAATATTAAGACGTGAGTTAAATTATGCTCGTTCGGACATCTCCAATGAACTATCTAAAGATTATAATAAAGTTGTTAAAAGTCTTGGCTCTACCATTCAACAGATGTCTATTGGTATGAAAAACATTAGTATATCAACAGCTAGAGCTACTACAAATGCTATTTCACAATATGGAAAAGCAATTGGGCAAGATATAAACATTAATAAAACAAATACTGTTGTGATGGCGCTCGCTCAGGCAACTCCGTTGTTTGGATATTTTGCTGCTAAGTTTATGGAGACAGATGTATTCCAAAATGCAGCAAAAAGAATTAAAGACAAAATAGGTGGTGCGATGGTTGCCGGTATGGCAATGGCCGGCAGAAAAATATCAGGAATGTTTGGCAGAGACACTCCACATGAAAAAATGGCAAAAAGGGAAAGAGAAATTGGAGCTATTTCATCTGAAATTTCCTCTCTTAAAAAAGAAATTCAAGGCAGTGTTCCAAAGATGGCGGCAGGCGGGTACGTTAAAAAGGGCGGTGTAGTTCAAGTTCATGCTGGAGAAGTAGTAGCACCGATTGGTTCTATAGTAAAAGAAATAATGTCAAATATGACTGATTCTAAACAACGAGCATGGCAAGACCAAATGCTGAAAGCTCTGACTGATTTAAAGCTCGTGCAAATCGGAACTAGTTCTAGATTACGACTTGGATTACAACGAACAATTATGGAAAACCCAGCAATGAGAGGAATGCTAATGTTTGCTGAGGGATTCAAGACTGTGCTTGGAGCTCCAATAAAGTGGTTATTTGGTGCTAGAGGTGGATACTTATCAGATGTAAAACGAGCAACTTCTACAAGTAATGTATTCTTAAAAGTAGCAAACCTTCTTGGTGTCCTCTATACAACAGCAATGCCCAAACTAGATGCTATAGCTAAATATACAAGAGTATCTGCAACAGTGGCTGCTGGTTATGAACCTTCGCCCCCTATGATGGATAAATATACAATGTTCCAAAAAGTGAAGGGAATTTTAAAAGGTAAGGGAAAGGGAAAAGGATTAAAAGGAAAAGGTATGGACACCATCTTGAGAATGGTTGGTGTCTCTGATGATGAAATAGCTGAATTTAGAAAAGAAGGCGGATTGAAAGGAATGTTTGGTTTAGCCAAACAGGGCGCAGAAGCTGCTAAACCTTCATTGGAAAAAG